CGCTTATTGGTTCGAAAGACTTTGGGTCTTCCGTATTCTGGTACCTCACGGAGACTTGGACATGCAAGTTGCATGGACTCGTCTGGAATGCTCCTGTAAACAGAGAGCAATCTTTCTACGATTAAATCGTAGGTCCGGTAGTGCTGTATATCAAAGAAAGAATTAGCGTAGCTAATCCAACTTGCATATACATTAGGGCAGGGGAGTGATGACCAAACCGTTCGCAAGCGAACGGGTGTGACGTTGACGCCTTGGAAGGCGTCCATGCCACATGATTCTCTAAAGAATCCTTTGGTGCAGCTTTTGTCGTGGTTGATTTTCAACCCAAACGACTCGAGCTGTTCGATTGCGTTCGCGGCGTAAGCCGTTTTGACAATCACATCATCTCCATACACGAGGATGCACTCACGTGCATCCGCGTTCGGTGCTGCTGCGTACAGGATAGCCCAAATAGTCAACGCCATAATGGGAAAGCATAAACTGCTTCCCATCGGGGCGAACTTTTTGAGCTTTAAGACCTGTCCGTTTGGCAGTACAGTACTCTGGCTTCTACAAGCCTCCAAGAAAGGTAGAACCTCGCTTGGAAACAAGAGACGAACAAGATCAAGAGAAACGCGATCGCTAGCCTCTTTAAGGTCTAGCGTCACGTACCCCCCCGTTATGGACCCGAGTTGGGCACCACAACGGTTTGGTCCTTGATCTGTGAAGTGCACACTGTGCTTGGTCAGCACGTGCGACTCAACTAACTCGACTATTGCCGACGCCAAACCTTGCTGAATCCATTGAAAATCAACGGGTTCACACGAGATGAGGCGAGGGCCGCGGGAGTCCTTCGGCACGAGTACAACTCGTGCAGGGAGAGACTCTCCGCCAAGGGCTTGAAGCTCCCTGGCGGAATCACAGACATGCGTCATGCTTGAGTAATAAAACTCAGAGGCAGGATAAACGTCAGTGATCTGATCTGCTATATTACTCCAAACGAACTTCTGGGAGCGACGTTGCTTTGTAGCAACGGCACCCGGTCCGTGACGAGGAGTAATATCGTAAGGATCAAAACCACGAAAGAGCCTTTTGAGGGCTTTCTGGGCTTTGCGCGCAACGTCGGGCGGAGATAGTGCAGGATGCACCATTCCGTATCCGAGAGCTGCGTCAACCTGGGCCTTCAATTTTTGAAGGACGGGCTGTAGGGTCGATAGATCGTCTTCAGCTTTGATAAAGCTGTCGACGACTTG